CATCATAACCATCCGGATCACGGTGAAGTATGAGTCTACCGGTGGAACGTTCAATCTCAAGTCTACTAATCACATCAGCCAACACATCGTTCACATACTTCTCACTTGTTACATCAGCATAGCAATGATAGAGATTCAAAAGGTATTGGTATCCGAATGGAACGGAGGTAACGTTGGTGTAGGCGTTGACCTCACGGTTAGCATAGAGATCACCAATATACAGTAAGGCAGCGTGACATATAGGTGCCGGTAACTTACCATTTTCGTCCTCGAATGCCTCAAGCGGGCAACATAGATCGACCTGAACCACCGCCAAAGCGACTTCGATCAACCACTCAACGTATGTATCATCGTCAGTGAAGTCGGTATCTATATTACATTGTTTTTTGGCGAGGGCGAGAGATATATATTGTTTCATTGTTATGTTGTTTCTTTTAATAAAAAAGGCTCCGAAGGCATTACGCCCTGGAGCCTCCTTCACATGTTACCTAACTATCTTCGATTACTCTTCGGTAATAGTGTAGGTCTTGATAGCACCCTCACGGAGAGGTTTAGCATCAAACCAAGCATTGATAGTAAGAACGATGGTAGCGTTCTTGGCCTTGGTGTACGGGTCGACGGTAATGTCGAGAGCACCCCACTGACCAATCACATACTGGTCAAACTGACCAACAGCGACCTTCTTACCAGTAATGAAACCGGTGCAGGTAGCAGGAGTACCATCAACTTCACCATTCTCGAATACCATACCGGTAGCGTTGGTACCCTTGATCATAGAACGGAGAGCGGCCTTGGCGGAAGGACTGAGGATGTAGTGCTTCTCACCAACAAACTTGTTCTCTTCGAGTGTGGCTTCCATCTCACAGATACCAGCGAAGTCGGTAACGGTGTCTGTAGAACCATAGAAGATACCGGTGGGCTTGGTGGAAGTACCAGCGGCATCACCAAGGATAGTACCCTCAAGCTTCTGGGCGATAGCATTAACCATCTCATTACGGATAGCATTTTCTGCTCCAACGCTGTCCTGCATAATGAACTGTTTGGAAACCTCGATGGTAGCGGAGAGGCGCTTTGGCTGGAGTTTCACGCTGGAGAAAGTAGTACCAAGGTCATCAGCCTCGTCAACTTCACCTTCCCAGTTAGCAGCACCGTTGCTCATAACAGGGTACTGAACATCACCAACAAGACCGGTAAGGAACTTGGCACCAGCCTTTGCCATAGCGAGCTGATGCTGGAGAGGTTCGAGAACATTGAAAAGATCGGTGGCAACTACATCGTCGTGCTCACCAGCTTCACCGGTAACGGTTACGGCGCGTTTCTCTACAGGGATCTGGATCTGACCGCTGATAGACATACCACGCATTTCCTCCTTACCAGCATTCACAACTGCGGAGGCGATAGGATCGAGTTCTTGGCCGTTAGCCACAGAACGGATGGCCTTCAAAATAGAAAAATTCTGTTTCATACGAGTATTATTTTCTTTATTTTCATCGTCAGTGGCTGACGGTTCATTTTCGGGTTTATCTTCGGTGCGTTTGGCCTTCTCCTCAAGCTCTTTCAGCTCATCGTCCAAGGCTTTCTGCTCCTCCTTGATTTCTTCGATTCGGCCTTGCTCCTCCTCAGTGAGTTCACGCTTCTCGGTTTGAGCAAGCTCAACAATACCGCGCGCCTCTTTACGGAGTTGCTCCTTCTGGTCGAGGATAGATACACTGTTTTTCTTCATATAATGAAATTTTTTGTTTACTTCTCTGTTTTTAATAATAAACAAAGTATGAAATGTTTTTAATGAGTACTCAAAAATCTTATTATCAAAGGGTTGCAATGATAGAATTGAGTCTCATACTACCAGTGGTTTTGTTCTTCCATTATATCCCTATGCTTCCATCCCATCTCCTTCACAAAGGCATCAATGCCTCTCTTGTGGATCTCAACGATGGCATTCATACCTTCTTCTGATTTAAGGAAAGCAACTTCTTTAATGCAGTCTTGGAACATATTTTCAGTGAGGACAGCAGGGCAGTTTGGTATCCTACACATAGCAAAGTTCCCCTCGTAGTCGTTATCACCATCAGATTTATCGTGTCTGGTTTTCTGTCCCAGTGGTGTCAGTACATCGACTGCCGCCTGGTATAGACATTCGGCCAACTTATCGGAGTTATTCTGTCCTGGTGTGGTCCATACGGACCAACCATATGCTTCTTTCCACACATCTCCTTTACCGGCAGCATTGTTATGGATGGAAATGGATAGACAATGCACATCCTGTTTCTTGGCTTCCTCGATTGTTTTATTGATTCGCCTACCTCGTTCGGCAAGTTTAACATCGAAATCCTCCGGGGTTACCTCATACACAAAGTACATAGAATCCTCAAGAACCTTCCTTAATCGTTTGATAATCTCTTTCGAGTACTCCCATTCTCGGAAGGATAATTCGGGAGGAACTCCGTTTAACGTCCAAGGACTCCCTTTACCTGGTGTATTAATCCCGTGTGCGCGGTCAAGTATGACCAATACTTTGTTGATATCCGTATCAACTTCTATTGTTTTGTTCATAAAATTTGAAATGTATATTTATTTTTCTATTGATAGGGAGGTCTTTAGATTTACCCCTACACATATTTCCTATAGATGTTGCACAGTGCCCTGTGTCCCGGGCTGCATCCATTATACTCCGGTATATTTTACCGGTTTCAATACATATCACTTTCTTCATATGTGGTGGTATATGTAGACCGTTCTCATATGCGTGTTTTGCATTGTGTGATTGAGTACACCATTCGAGGTTTTCAACTCTATTATCTAACTTATTTCCGTTGATATGATTGACATATGGTAGATTATCTGGATTAGGAATGAATGTCATAGCAACCAACCGATTAACCCTGAACATCTTTCTCGTACCATTTATGTACAGTTCTACCTGATAATACCGGTTGTAATTGGATCCAACCAAATTCATTATTAGGTTTTTTCGGATACTTTTCACTCTACCTAACGTAGAAACTTGATACAATCCCTCGTATCCGGGGATGTCTTTCCATTGTTCGTTCATATCAATTAAGTTTATATATATAAAATACTGAAAACCGTGAGTCTATTAAACAAAAAACCCCAGCCTTACGACTGGGGAACCAAAAGATATGAAAGAGACAACAGCGTCTTACATTAAATCAATTTCGGTTAACATTGTGGAGTACTTCTTATTAAGAGCATCAACACGTTCTTGTTCAGCTTTTTCAGCTTCCTTATCACGTTGTTCCTGAAGTTCTTTCTTGAAGTTCTCGAGGGATTCCATCGAACGAGCTGATACTTCGGTTCCGGTATATGCCGGAGTCGGAACAACCGATAGATCATAAAGTCTATCTATGTGATGAATGTAGCGATGATAGACTCCATCGCGTTCCTCCCATCGTTCTGCGTTAGGGTCGGATGGATCAATTGTAAAAGCAAAGCTGCAACCGCGGAGTACTCCAGTACGGATAAGTTCCATCATATCGTTACCGATAGTGGTATCGGGTACTTCGAATCGGAAAGCTACACCGTGTTCATCAATAGTGATTTCGAGGTTACCCTCGCCATTAACTGAACGTGCCAAGCACCAATTAATGTTGTGGGCGTAGGTGAATAGAATATCGGAACGTTTGATAACCTCTTCGGTGATAGCTCCTGGAAGTATCATTTCGCGGAAACCAAGGTCCTCACTCTCTTCGTTGTATACTACAGCATATCCGGTGATTACACGACTCTCGGAACCATCTTCACGTTTCTCAATGTTGAAGTTGGTTACTATGTTACGTATTTCACGATCTGTCTTTTTCATCTTCATTATCTTTTATTTCATTATTATTCTCTATGGTATTTTGATTAATATCGGTGTATGCAACGGTATGGCGATCCCCACCTTCAATCTCATTGTAACCCATAGCCTTACGCACTTCATTGATAGATAGAACTCCCTTCTCAAGTAACTTGGTGTAGTAGTCTGCCTGGCTGGATTTGTCAGTACGAAGGATGGCAGTCTCCTGAAGATTAATGAAGTATCTACGTTCTGAAGGTGGGAACAACTTACGCGTCATTTCCTGTTCAATTACAGTAATGTATGGAGTCAATGTATGAACGAGGAACTCCTCCTGTGCTGCTTCCAATGTGTTGTAACTGGAGTGGGTGAGGTCGCCAAGCAAGGTTGGATTAATATTAAAGAAGCGGGCTATGTCATTGACATTGAACTGTCTACTCTCAATCAACTGTGCATCCATCACATTCATCTGAATGGGTGAATAATCCATATTACCTTGAAGTACTGCCAAGCCATTACCATTCATCGACTCACGCCAGGAATCACGAATGTCTTGCTTCTGTTGTGGGGTCAACGAACCATCCACCTTGATAACACCGTTAAGGTTACAGCCGGATTTATAGAAGTTGATGGACGAATCCTCTGTATAATTCGCATTGGAGATTGTTCGGTTCGCATACAAAATAACAGAACGTCCATTGATGCCATCGTTGGAGTTGATCTTGAAGTGAAGCATATTCACCGGTTCAATCTTCTTCTTGCTAACCAACGGACAAAGGTAATAGAGGTAGTTCGTAGTCTGATTATATACAATGGTTACGTTCTCTGATGGTATCCAACGAAGGCTCTTTGCTTTACCTACACCATCACGTTCTACATATATGAATCCGTTACCTTTTAGGAGGATGGATTGAACCACATACTTGATCAGTTCGAACCTTGTTATATCGTTCTCATTGTAGTCGAACAATGGGAGAAGGTAATGGTCGTGGATAACATCCTCATAACCTTCTTTATCCCTGTCTTTCACTTGGATAGGAATAGATGCTATAGTGTTCGATATGATGTTCACAGCAGCATACACAGCGGAGATACCCATTGGGTTTCCCTTGGTACCATTGATTAAACTGGTTAATCCGAGGCCACCAGCTGATTCATCGCCAGGTGACTTCACGATGGCGTCAGGGACTTGCGTATGGCTGTTACTTGGTACTGAACGTAAATCCCTCTTTATGTTAATGTTGAATCCTAAAATCTTCATTCTATACTATTTGATTATGATATTATAATAATCGCTATTCGGATGGTTTTATAGAGTTTTTCTTCTTGAGATACTTTTCTCGTGCTTTAGCGTTAAGCTCATCTCGGTGTTCTTCTCTGTATTTTCTATCATATTCCTTACGTTGTTCTCTATGGGTTTCGTAATACTTCTTGTGTATCTCTTTATCCTTCTCTTTGTTATTAATCACCCATTGTTTGTTCACCTCATTTAATCTTTCTTTATGAGCCTCCCTGTAAGCCTTATGTTTAGCATCATCCTTCTCTTTATTATCCTGATACCATTGACGTTGATAAGGTTTCAGTTTTTCATTCATTGCTTTTATATACTCTTTGGAACCATAGTTCTTACCCTTATCAGCTCCTTCGCCTCCTTTTGTCATATTATATCCATTTTTCGGATCATTACTCCTAAACAAGGATATGTAAAATTGTTCTCGTTTACAAGCTTCTTCTCTGGTTAACCCTGTAAGTCTGATTTCGTGGATAACATTTTCCCATCCATATTTTTGGATAGCGTTCCAGATGAATGGTTGGTCTTTGTAACCTTTGCCGTTAGACCATCGTTTGGATGGATCCTTTGCTGATGTAATACCAACATATCGCTTCCCGTTAGGGAATGTATGAATATATAAAGAATAGGTGTTCATATAATAATATAGATATGAACACCGATGGTTTAACCCTTTGACTTCTCTGCCTTAATACGATAGTAACGTGCGAGAGCTCTCTGTCGAG